ACAAGGTAATGATTCTAGTTTACCAGCATATCTAAAGAAACCATTTTCTGACATCCAATACGCAGCACCATCAACTTCTACACATGCGTTCTGTCCAACAAGTCCGCAGTGTGTTCCAACTTGTGAAAAGGCAAACGTAAATGGTTGACCAACAAAACGTTGTGTAAATAAAGCCGTGTCGGTCCAAACATAAATTGCATCTCTACCTCTGATAGCTCCTCTGATCTGTGATCCGTCAGCCAGTCTTTGTGTGCCCGCTGTAGTTTCCGCTGATTGTACATAATTATTTATATCTTCTTGATCCGAGAATCTTATAAACATATCGTCTTGTGTTGTGGGATCTCCAATGGTTGTTTCTGTTCCATAAAAAACCAAGTGCCGATCCGGTGTTGATACAACCATGTGTCTTGATGCAGTTGGCGCACCAGTTATAATTACAGCTCTTGTATTTTCTGCATTTGTTGCTGCAGAGTTCCATTCAAACACAGCGCTGTCATGAATAAGACATATAGCCTTATCACCAAAATTATCTAATGACCACATACCAGGTTCTAATACTAAGTCACCTGATGCAGCTTCACCCCACGCAACAAAGTCAGTAGAATTTGTTACCGTTGCTCCACTTGAATGAGCAGATCTCGTAGAATTTCTAACTCCTCTAGTTATACCTGTTAAAGTGTTTCCAGAAACTCCTGTGTAAGAAATTTCTTCATTACCTACTTGAATAAAGTTTGTACCTGAAGTTGGAAATTGTGAAGCATCAGTTAAAGTAATTGATGTTCCAGAACCACCTGTTCCTGCTGTATCATCTAATAAAGCACCATTTAGAGTCGTGGTCGATGCACCTATTTCTTCTCCACCCCAAGTACCTAAAGACCAACCAAAACCTTTTGCTTGAACAGCTGGTCCGACTGGATAATAGTGTTGAACTCTAATACCACCTGATGTCGTTGCACCAGATCCTGTTTCATTTGATGGCATTGTTATAGTTAAAGTTGTTGCTGATGGCACACTTGTCACCATAAATTTTTTGTCATTAAAATCAGATTCACCAAAATTAGATCCTGTGATTGTAGAAAAATTATCTAACAATATAATATCATTGGCCTCTATATCGTGTGTTGTAGAAAAAGTTAATGTAACAACCGCTGATCCGTTGGTCGTGGTAAATGCATTTGAAAGAGTGGTTGTAGTTTTAATTGGATGTATGTCATAAAATACACCTCCAGAGTATACATATAAAATTCTATTGGTTCCTATAATAGAGTATTTAATAGATGTGGAACTAACAAAATGATGAAGCCCTCTACCAGCTCCTGTTAAAAAATTAGTCCCTCCTAATTGATTCCAACCCCCTATTTTTTCAGGTGTACCATATCTAAATCTAACATTATCGCAGTCCACCCATTGACCCTCTGCTGTGGTTTCTGAGATTTGTTTATTAATACCTGGTTGAAAACCTATTTTTTGTAACATATAAAAACCTATTTATGTCTATTGTATAGGTAATATATCAGATTGCCTAGGGTCTTCAACCCACTCTTTGTACTCGTTTAGGTTAAAACTAATCCCCATTTTAGAAATAGAATCTTGATTGTCTTTTGTTCCATGAACCAAAAATGAGTTCCAAACGGCAAAAGTGCCCTCCTCAGCCATAACGTATTCATCTATTTCTGGAAAAAATAAGGCTTGATTACAAGTATTTAGATACAAAACACCAGAATAGATTGCTTCATGGTGGTCATGAAAATTAGTTTTCTCTCCAGGTCTTACTTCAAATCCCCAAGAAGCTGCTAAATATGTTTTCTTAGAGTTATAATATTTATCAACATGTCGTGCTATTTTTCTAATTATAGAGTGTAGTTTTGTATCTCTAACAAAGTAATCTATAGGTGTCATTAAATTAATAACACCTGTTTTATTTATTAAATTATTGTTTGAATTAAAAGAATCTTTTATCTTATCTATGAAATATTTTGTATCAATATCTATTTTACCTCTTACAAAGAAAAATTCTTTTTGAAATTTCCTGTTTATTTCTTTATTTATAATCATTCTAAATTTATATTTACATTTACTCTAATCTTTTCATCTGTTTGAGGGACACTAGCATGTGGCATGGATCCATCAAATATTGTAAGACTATTCTCTATTGAGGGCACCTTATCACCATTTTTAAATAAAGTATATCCATTACATGTGTTTACAGAAAACAAAGCAACTTTATGTGGTCTAGCAGCATCAACATGAAAGGCAGAGGGAATCTCTAATTCTTTTTTTGTATACAAATTAGCTTTTATTCTAAAAGGTTTAGAATTAATTCGTTTAATCAAGGGATCTACAAGTTGTTCGTAAAACGGACTCTTAACATTTTCCTCATTGAGTAAAAGATGAAAGAAAAGAAAATCTTGTTTGTCTTCTTCGTAAGCCACATGATCTATAAAATACCAAGGAAACTCATTGCTTAATATTATTGTTTTATACACATCAAACTCTTCTTGAGGTAAAAAATTTTGATAAACTTTAATCACTAGGATACGTAGTCTAAATTAAATGCTATTAAATATTTTGGTCTATCTGCTTCAACTCTTTTAGAATTGTGAAATAAAAAACTACTAAAAAAACAAAAGTTACCTATCTTCTGTTCTACTTTTTCGTCAAGATCCGAAAAATCTGTTGAATGATCTTCTACATCACTTAAATATAACACTCCAGATCCTAAAGAGTTTACATGAGTATGTTCATCAGTATAATCACCTTTGTCTTGTCTAACACCCCAAGCTGTATTTAAAGTCCAAGAATAAGGTATCTCTTTATTAAAATGATTAAACTTATTTAACATTTTAACAAACACATTTAAAAAGACAGGGTCATTAACAAAATACTTATCATGTGTCATCTTACCTATTAATTTTTCTATAGTATAATTCATATTGTTTTTTTCATTTATGCCCTGTTCAATTTTATTTATTAAATATTCTAGGTTTGGAATTTCTATGTTTCCTTTAATAAAAAAATAATCTCTATTAACAGTAGATCTTATGTCTTTTGTTATTATCATTTATTTTCTCCTGCAAATTTAAAATTAAAAGCTATTAGATACTTAGTTTGATTTGTATAAATTCTTTTTGCCTTATGATTTAAAAAAGGACTAAATATTACAAAGTCTCCTTTTCTTGGTTCAATGCTTTCTTTTATTTCTGGGAAAATTGTAGGTTGATCTTCGACATCATTTAAATAAATACAACCAGAGCCTAAAGAGGAAATATGGTTATGTTCTTCAGTATAATCTCCAAAGTCCTCTCTAACACCCCACACAGATTGTAGAGACCAAGAGTGTTGAATTAATCCTTTCATGTTATTTAATTTGTTTAATATCTCAAACAAAATTTGTTGAAATTTAAGATCTTTCATAAACCACTCGTAAGGAGTTAACTTACCTTGAACTTTTAATTTATAACTAAGATTATTTGGGTGCTTTATCCCTTCATTGATTGCATTAATAAAATATTCAGAATCAATATTATCGATGTGACCTTTAATAAAAAAATAAGGCTGTTCTATTTTTGACCTAGTGTATTTTTCAACAATCATTTTTTGTCAATTTTAAGATCCTGTGGAATATATCTCGTTCCATTTTTATCTTTTGGACAATATCTCATAAAACACTCACTTATGAGTTTAACGAAAACATTTTGAAATTGAAAAATAGATTCTCTTTTTAGAATACTTTTTCCAAAAAATAAAATGTGCATTCTTTCTTTCCAAGAGTATTTAATTTCTAATTCTTCCTCTTTAAAAATATATTGCATAATGTCTCCTTTCCTTAAACATAATTTATATTTATATTAATTCTTAGATCTGTATTTGTACATGTGCTAGCATTATGTAGCTTATGTGTATCAAAAAACAAAGCTCTATTTTCTACACTTTCTATAATAGAACCATCTTCTAATTTTGTAAACCCATCGTTACTATTTACGTAATAAAGAAAACCTTTTGTCTCAAAAGGGTAGTCACGATGTTTCGTAAACTCTACAAGTTTATGGGTTTTAACATAACAATTAGATCTGACTCTAACTATACTTCTACAAAGATCTATTTCATTTATTTTATTTAACAAAGGGGTTATGGCATTCCACACTTCTTTTGAGCTTAAAAGATGTGTTCTATATATTTCATGAAAAAAATAAAAACCATCATTAGAATCAGGTAAACCACAAGTAGGAGAATAATACCAAGGGAATGTATCTCCTAAAAATAATTTTTTAATTACTTCAAATTTTTCTTTTGGTAAAAAATTATCTATTACTTTATTAGAAGTCATAAACTAAATTCCCAGATATTGTTATTCTATAATCGTCAACACCATAAAATGGGTAAACACAATGAGGTGTTGTTGCTGAAAATACTAAACATTTTTTTTCCCATGTTCTATCTGGTTTGAATCTGTATGGTGTTATTGTGCCCTCATGGTCTAAAAATAAAAACTCTAACGAAGCTGCACAATCACAATTACTTTCTATTCCTGGTGAGTTTTTTGTTTGTTCGTCAATATCAAAAGGCAACTGCATAAATAGTATAAATGAAAATACACCTGAGTGAGTGTGTGTAGGATTAAACTCGTGTTTTCTTTGAAAGTTAACCCATAATTTATCTAAAACTAATGGAGGATTGATTTTTTCTGCCTTAGTAATTACTTTATCTAAAATATTAGGAAACTTATTACTTTTTTTAATAATGTCTATTATAAACTCTTCGATTTCTTTTTTATATTCAAATAACTCATATTCTTTTTTAATATTACCCGCTAAATCATAATTAAATTTAACTTTTAAATCAGTGTTTATATAATTTTTTATTTTATTAAAAAGATCATCTGGCATTAATCCACCTGCTAGCATTTTACCCC